ATGCTTCTACAATACAAGAGGACTCTAGTTTTTTAAAGAAGGCCACTGCATATCCTATAAAAAGTTTATTAAAGAAAAGGGAAAAAACTTATTCTAAGCAATTAGGTTTTCTTATGGAAAGGTTAGATATTTTACACAGAAAAGACGGGGGTATATAATGGGCTTTCCACTAGAGTTAATTACCATGCTAGGTTCTACAGTCTTAGGCGGTGTTATGTCTATCTGGGGACAGGCATTAAAGGCACGCATTGCGAATCAGAAGATGTTAATGGAGCGTTCAGAGTTCCGCGCTGGAGCGGTTAATACTGCTAGAGAATACGGCATGAAGGACGTACATTTCGCTTGGACACGTCGACTCATTGCTCTTGGTTCTGTAGGATCTATTATAATCTTACCTAAAGTAGCAGCGGTATTTTACCCAGAGGTAGGTGTTATTGTTGGATACACCGAGGTTCAAGGTAGCTTTGTCTCATGGCTCTTTGGTGGGGATGAGAAGGTAATATGGAAAGAAGCAGCAGGATTTGTTATCACACCGCTTGATACACACATAGTTAGTGCTATTGTCGGTCTATATTTTGGAGCAGGATTTGTAAAATGAGTACCCCAGCTTGGACTAGAAAAGAAGGTAAGAACCCTAAAGGTGGTCTTAATGCCAAGGGTAGAGCGAGTTATAAAAAAGGTACACTTAAAGCTCCAGTTAGTAGTGGTGATAACCCTAGACGTGCTTCATTCTTGCAGCGCATGGGTGCAGCTAGTGGACCAGAAAGAGATTCTAAGGGTAAGAAAACACGTCTTCTCCTTAGTTTGAATGCTTGGGGTGCATCCTCTAAAGCAGACGCAATATCAAAAGGTAAAGCAATTAGCAAAAGGAATAAGAAAAATGCCTAATGTAAAAGGAAAGAAGTATCCATACACTGCTAAAGGTATGGCAGCAGCAAAGAAAGCCGCAGCACCAGTAAAAAAACCAGCAAAGAAGAAGAAGTAATGGCAAAAGGTTTATACGCAAACATAAATGCTAGGAAGAAAAAGGGTACTAGTAGGACTAAAGCTAAGAGTACCATTACAGATAAAGCATATAAGAATATGAAAGCAGGGTTTCCTAAGAAAAAGAAATAGGGGTTTACCCTATCAACATCAACTCTATCAACTCTATCAACTACGAGGAAACAATGAGTTTTATAACAACACTTTCTAGGCCAGAGCTAGAAGTTTTAAGAACGGTTGTTAAGACTGTTAACTTTAAACATTACCCAAAAGAATTCTGCACTGATTATGAAGCAGATAAACTTATTGATTCTCTAGCCCCTTCAACCATTGAGAGAATGATGCGCGTTGGTGTAAACTCTGGAATAATTAACAAGTGATTGACTTTAAATACAAACCTGACGGCAATACCCTAAAAGAATTTATGAAGGATGATACCTTTTTTCGTGGTATTCGTGGGCCAGTAGGATCTGGTAAGTCTGTTGGGTGTTGTATTGAAGTGTTTCGCAGGGCATTGCTGCAGAAAAAGAATGACAATGGTATTAGACGTAGCCGCTGGGCTATCATTCGGAATACCAACCCACAGTTAAAAACAACAACTATAAAGACTTGGCTTGATTGGTTCCCAGAGAATGAATGGGGTAAGTTTACTTGGTCAGTTCCGTACACGCACCACATTAAAAAGGGCGACATAGACTTGGAAGTTCTATTCCTTGCCCTTGACCGCCCCGAAGATGTTAAGAAGTTGCTCTCCCTCGAGCTCACTGGCATCTGGGTAAATGAAGCTAGAGAAATTCCTAAGAGCATCATGGACGCTTGTTCAATGCGCGTAGGGCGGTTTCCTTCTATGCGTGAAGGAGGTCCAAGTTGGACTGGATTCATAGCAGATACCAACGCTCCAGAGGAAGATCATTGGTGGCCCATCATGTCAGGAGAGGTTCCTGTTCCAGATCATATACCAAGAGAGCAAGCTAAGATGCTTGTTAAGCCTACTAACTGGAGATTCTTTACACAACCCTCTGCAATGGTAGAGGTTAAGACTAAAGAAGGTGAGATAGAGAGCTATAAATCAAACAAGAATGCAGAGAATAGTAAGAACATGATGACTTCTTATTATACTAATCTAATACAAGGTAAAACAAAGAGTTGGATTGATGTCTATGTTATGAATAGACTAGGTACAATTAAAGATGGGAAGCCAATATACCCTATGTTTGTAAGTGAAACACACATTGCTAAAGAAGAAATACCTGTAGCAGCAGGGAATCCTCTCTATGTAGGGCTTGATTTTGGATTAACACCAGCCGCTGTTATCGGTCAGAAAGTAAGGGGGAGATGGTTTGTACAAGCAGAGATTGTTGCGTTTGACATGGGCATTGTTAGGTTTGCTGAAGTTCTTCGGGAAGAGATTGCCACTAGGTTTTCTCAAGCTTCTGAGGTTCATATATTTGGCGACCCTGCTGGTGATTTCCGCGCGCAAACCGACGAGTCTACCCCTTTCCACATCCTTAGAGGTGCTGGTCTTAGAGCATATCCCGCTCCGTCTAATTCCGTTGACCTTAGACTTGAGTCGGTACATTCGCAGCTTAGCAAAATGAGCGAAGGAAAACCTGCTTTCTTGGTAGATAGGCGTTGCGTTCAGCTTATTAAAGGCTTTGAGGGTGGGTATCAGTACAGAAGAATGGAAGTATCTGGGGAAAGATACGCTGATAAACCAGATAAGAATATGTTTTCGCACATACACGATGCTTTACAATACATGCTTCTTGGTGCAGGAGAGGGCAGAGCGTTAATGAACAATCAAAAAGCAGCTAGACCTACAGTAGCCAAGACAAATTTTGATGTGTTTGCTAAACAAAAGACACCAAGACGTAGGCAAGGGCTTTGGTCACGCATGTAATTGTGCGTTGAACTATTATTTATTATGTGGTTATCGAGCATAAACAACAAAGAGGTATATCATGTGTTTTGGCGGTAAGAAAAAAGAAGAAGAGCCTGAAGTAGTTGACGTAGAGCAGGAAGAGCAAGAAGCTGAAGTAAAAGAAGCTGAAAAAACTGAAGCTGTAAAAGCTGAAGAAGTAAAAGAAGCAGCTTTGTTTGAAAAAGCCGAAACATTTACTGCGCCAGTTTCTACTTTGTCCAAAGATTCTACTGCAAGAAAAAGACAAAAAGAATTATCTCAAGACATTGAGGCTCCTTTAACGGGGGATGCACTCGCAGGAACAATGACAAGTTTGATAGGCGGGATGGAGGGAAAAAGCAGCGGTACCTTTAAAGGCCCTGACGCAAAAGCTCCTAAACGTAAACAAAAACAAATGGATACAATTTCTACTTTGTCGAAAAAAAGAAGTAAGGGTAAAGGTAGAAGGTCTTTAATTACTGGTACGTCTGGCGGTGGCATCGGGTATTATAATAAGTATTTTACATAGGATAAAACATGATAGACGATCCAGTAGCAAAGAAATACCTTGAGCAATACGAAAGAGCCAAGGCAAAGAGAGAAAATTTCGTACCATTGTTTGAAGAGTGTTACGAGTATGCGTTGCCTCAACGAGAATCTTTTTATAGTGAGACAATAGGTCAACGTAGAGATGACAAGATATTTGATGAGACTGCTGTTGTAGGCGTGCAAGAGTTTGCGTCAAGATTGCAGTCAGGTCTTGTTCCTAACTTTGCTAGGTGGGCAGATTTAACTTCTGGATCTGAGATTCCTAAAGAAGAAAGAGATTTTATAAACAATGAACTAGATGAGGTAACTGAATATGTATTTGAGATTCTTCAAAATTCCAACTTCTCTCAAGAAGTACACGAATCGTTTATGGATCTGGCTGTCGGGACTGGTATCTTGGCTGCGGAAGAAGGTGACTCGTTAAGCCCTATTAGGTTTTCGGCAATACCATTACCGCATGTAATACTAGACACTGGGCCAGATGATCGAATTGATCATGTGTTTAGAGAAAGAAAAAATATTAGATTTGATCAGATACAATTACTATACCCTGACGCTATACTAAATGATAAAATAGTAAACATGATGATGAATGGTACTGACAACACAACTACTGTTCTTGAGTTAATATGTCGTGATTATTCTAAGAGAAATGAAGAAGCATATTTAAGTTATGCTTTTTGCATGACAACAAACTCTATAATTTATTTTAAACAGATGTCAGGTGTTGGCTCTAATCCATTTATTTGTTTCCGTTGGTCTAAATGTGCAGGTGAGGTTTATGGGCGTGGACCATTAATGAACGCACTCTCTGCAATTAAAACAACAAACCTAACAATAGAGTTAATATTAGAAAATGCACAGATGTCTATTTCTGGTATCTATCAAATGGATGACGATGGCGTTGTTAACCCTGATACAATACAGCTAGTCCCAGGATCTATAATACCAAAAGCTATTGGGTCAGCAGGATTACAGCCAATACAAGCAGCAGGTAGATTTGATGTAGCGCAACTTGTTCTTAGTGACATGCGATTAAACATTAAACGTGCGTTATATAACGATATGTTAGGTAATCCAGATAGAACTCCTGCATCTGCTACCGAAGTTGCAGAACGTATGGCTGATTTATCAAGAAGAATTGGCTCTGCTTTTGGTAGATTGCAAGCAGAATTAGTACAACCTGTTCTTCAAAGAGTAATTTATATACTAAAGAAACAAGGCAGAATTGAAATACCAACTTTAAATGGTAGAGAAGTTAAAATTAAGTCTGTATCTCCGTTAGCACAAGCGCAAGCTAACCAAGATATTACATCTGTTGCTAGGTTCTTAGAGCTTATACAAGGTAGGTTTGGACCAGAGATGATGCAGCTTTTAATTAATGGAGAAGAGACTGCTGCTTACCTTGCTAAAAAGTTTGGTGTACCTGACCACTTGATAAGAGATGAAAGTGAGCGTAAAGAGTTAGTGCAAATGGCGCAACAAATGGCTCAACAGCAACAAATGATGCAGGAGGGGCCGCAACAACAGGAGCAACCAGTTGAGCAATAAGAAACAAACTAAGCAAGTATATGTTGGAGTAGACGGTTATCAAAGAACACAAGAAGCAGATGAGCAAATAAGTCAAAACTTTGCTCATTTATTTACTACCGAGACAGGGAAAGAAGTTCTCCGTTATTTAAGAACAATAACTATTGAAATAGTTCATGGTGCTAATGTCACTACTGAAGAACTAAGACACATAGAAGGTCAAAGATATGTAGTCGGTTTAATAGAAACTAGAATTAATCATGCACACAGGAAACAAAGAAATGGCTGAAGAAGCAGAAACAGAAACACTTATACAAAGCACACCAGAGGAAGCATCACCAGGAAGACCTGAGTGGTTGCCAGAAAAATTTAATGATCCATCTGAGTTAGCTAAATCTTATAGCGAATTAGAATCTAAACTTGGTGCTAAACAAGAAGATATAATAAAAGGTTATAACGAAGAACGATTTGTTAATAGGCCAGAAAGCAAAGGGGATTATCAACTTCCTGATATGGTAGATCCAGCTGAAGCTACAGACAATGAGCTAATTGGCTGGTGGTCAGAGCATGCTTTTAACAATGGGTTTAGCCAAGAACAGTTTCAAGAAGGTATAGAAATGTATGCCAAGGGAATACAAAGCTCCCTTCCTTCTGCACCTGATCTTAATGCAGAGGCTGCAAAGCTAGGCGATAACTCTGGTTTAAGAATAGAAGCTGTTAGTATGTTTGCTAATAAATTTTTCCCACAAGAGTTGAGCGGTGTAGTTGAGAGACTGGGTGAAACAGCAGAAGGCATTATGTTAATTGAACATATTATGGAGCAAAACAAAGATACGCAAATAGCTTCTAGTTCTTCACCTGCTGCAACTTTTGGAGAAGCAGACTTGCAAACTATGATGAAAGACGAAAGATACTGGAGTCCAAGTGCGCGTGATAATAATTTTGTTAAGCAAGTAGAAGACGGCTTTAAGAAATTATATGGATAAAGTCCTTATTAGTCATGGGAGCCTGAGAATGGTTCCCATACAAAAACGTCATATTATACCATTGTATAGCACGATGAGTGTAGAAAATCTATTTGAAACAGAAGCGGTTTATAAAATAGATTTAATGAAAACTTTAATTGAACAGGCAGATACTCCAGATGTTTTTATTGTTGAGAATGATAAAGGTCCTTTAGCAATAGTTGGCGTTCAAGGGATTACACATCAAAAAGGTATTATGTGGTCTATGTTTTCTGAGAACATGAAGGATAATTGGTTTTCTTTTGTTAAAGCTTCTCCTAAATTAATTGATTTTTTACACACACATTATCATGAGATTGTTGTAGATACTTGGGAAGGTAACCATAAGATGCTTCAATGGCTAGGTTGGCTAGGTTTTGAGCTTACTGAAATGTACACTAATGACAATGGTTTTAATATGGCTCATTTTGTGCGTTGCAATGAACACAGAAAGAATGTTTACGCTTTCCCATCAAGACCCGTAATTCATTGAGCAGCCCGAAAGGATACCTGCGTTGATTTGATAGAGCGGACACTCAAGATACTCAAAATGCAACTTTAATAAGGAACTGATAAAATGGCTAATACAATCGACACAGCCTTTATTAAGCAGTTTGAATCTGATGTGCACCTCGCGTATCAACGAATGGGTTCTAAGCTGCGAAATACTGTCCGCACTTCAAATGTTAGCGCAAGTGTAGCAAGATTTCAAAAAATAGGTGCTGGAACAGTCTCAACAAAATCGAGAAATGGCAACATAACTCCGATGGAACTGGCTCACACAACTGTTGAAGCAACAATGGCTGACTACTATGCCGCTGAATACATCGACAAATTGGATGAGTTAAAAACTAACATCAATGAGCGTCAAGCTGTCGCCCAATCCGCTGCTGCGGCTCTTGGTCGAAAGACTGATGAACTGATCTATGCAGCTATGGATGCTGCTGGTGGTACTGCAATACACGATACTAGCTCTGCTCTTGAAGTAGCTGATATTCTATCGTTGTTTGAAACTATGGGTGTTCAAGATGTCCCAGAAGACGGACAGCGTTATCTAGCTATGAATCCAAAGGGTTTTGCTGATCTGTTTGCAATAGAACAGTTTGCTTCTTCTGACTATGTTGGACCAGCTAGCTTACCTTTTGCTGGTGGTATGACTATGAAGGAATTCATGGGCTTTAAAGTATTCTCTACCTCTGCTGTAACGGCTGGTAAGAATATTGCTTATCATACTAGCTCAGTTGGACTAGGCATAAATGCTGATGTTTCAACTGAAGTGAACTATGTGCCAGAAAAAGCTTCTCACCTCGCAACTTCAATGATGTCTATGGGCGCAGTCGGTATTGACGCCAATGGTATCTGTGAAGTTCTCGACAACAACTCTTAAGAAAGGAACCTTAGAATGGCTTATGCAGCAGCAGGATTACACCTGATTGGTGGAGGAAGCGGTTGTCGTATGTGGGCTTATAGAACCGCAGACGCAATTGCTACCGTAAACTCAGCAGGGTATTTTAATAATGCTCACAATATGTTAAGTATTCGGGACATAATTTGTGTTCAAGATACTAATGTACCTAGCACTAGTTGGGTAAACGTATTGACTATTACAGCGGCTGGAGTTGTCGATGTCAGTGATGGTACTGTCGTCGTAGAAACTGATGGCGATTAATAACTAAAAGGATGGGGGGCGTAAAAACCCCCCAACTACTCATATGGCAGTAACAAGCACTTCAGCAGACTCCCCTGTAGATGTATCTAGTAGGGCATTAATATTGATAGGCGCAGAGCCTATTACGTCGTTTGACGACGGCAACAATGAAGCACTCGTTGCTTCTAATATGTATGAAGACGTTGCAAGAGCAGCACTAGTTAATACTAGGTGGAGGTTTGCAACTAACCAAGCTGTATTGAATAGATTATTTGATGCACCAACTGGTAGGTACGACTCAGCATACCAAATACCAAGTGACTCATTAATGCTTCATGCAGTAACAATAAACGATTATCCAATATTGTATCAATCATATGGTGATAAGATATTCTGTGATGCGGCTTCTAATAGCGAATTAGTTTTAGATTATACGTTTAGAGTAGATGAGGAGTATTGGCCTTCGTATTTTATATTAGCTGTAGAGTACAGTTTAGCTAGTGTCTTTGCTGTAGCTTTAGCTAGAGATGCAAGTCTATCTCAGCTTATGGAACAAAAAGGTATAATGGCTATGGCTAAAGCCAGAGGTTTAGATTCACAACAACAAACAAATCGTACTTTAAATACATCAAGGTTTATAACTCAAAGGCGTAGTTAATGCAGAAAGTACGAGTACCTATTACTAACTTCCAGTTTGGTGAAGTGAGTCCTTCTTTATATTCCCGAACTGATTCTAATATATATACTGCCTCGGCTCAACGAGTGGAGAATTTATTTCTTAGGGCAGAGGGCGGTGTTATTAAACGCGCAGGTTTAGAAAACATTTATGAGTATGATACAACAATAGAAAGAACTACATTTACTATTACTGTGTCTGATTACGCTAATATAGCAGCAGGGTCGCAAATTAAATTCCGTGATGCAGATGGAACTTTATTTACATTACAATCAGAAACGGTAGGGGCAGCTGACCCATCTGCTGCTTCTGGTAACATACATTTCTTTAGACCTAATACTTCAAACAATGTAACGGCTGATAAAATTTATGCTGCTATTAATGCTATTGATGGATTTACTGTAGCTAATCCAGCAGCAGCAGTTGTTACTGTAACAAGAGATAAGCCTAATGGTGGTACGTTTTTAACTACAGAAAGCACAGATGTCACAAGGCTAACTGTAATAAACTTTTCTGGCGGCTCTAAAATACAATCTAGGTTATTACCTTTTATATTCTCTGATGATGAGAGATACATTATATCTTTAGAAAACGCTAAAGTAAGATGCTTTATAATAAGTCCAACAACAGGAGCAGTGTCTTTAACAGCAACAATAACAGCAGATACAGATAGTGCAGCATTGCCATTCTCAGATGCTTTCTTGCAAGAGTATACTTTTACGCAAGCAGGTGACGTTATGTTTATTTGTCACCCATTGTTTATGCCAAGGCAATTAGTAAGAACAAGCCTTACTACATTCCAAATAGAAGTGTTTCAATTTGATGTTAAGTCTGACTCTAAGTTAATTTATCAACCATATTTTTCTTTTCAATCTTTAGGTGTTACTCTTAACCCATCTAAAACAAGTGGCACTGGTGCTACATTAACTACTAGTGTTGCGTATTTTGATATTACTGGAGATCAAGTTGATGGTAACTATGCAAGCTCTTTGCATGTTGGGGTTACTCTTAGGTACATTGGAGCAGAAATAGAAATTACTTCTGTGCAATCTGTTACACAAGCTACAGGAACTATACTTGATTCTTTAGAAAAAACATTAGCTGTTAATGCTTTTAGAACAACAAG